ATCCAGCATTTCCTTGGTTATTTTTCTCGGGTTATTAGGATATTCTTTTAAGCAGGCCAGTTTAATACTAGTAGCCTGCCATGTTATAGTTTCATGATTAGTTTGATGATTCATTTTCTTAATCCTCTAGTAACTCGTTTATCATCTGTTCTTGATTTTTTAGTTGAAAAACACCTTTATTATCAACAAACGTTCGTTTTTGTATTATCTCTACTATAGTTTCGCTAATAATACCTAAAAGCTCATCTTTAAACTCATCGCTAAAATTCCCCTTTAAATCACACTCTATAACAATTTCTTCACATTTGGCTTTAGCCATAGTACCTCTCATATAGTTTAGCAATTTTTTTGTCTTTTTGAGCTTCTAGCTTAATTATGTGTTTACCTTGATTCACAGTTAATTCTAAATCCTCAACCGACTCAGATAATGCCGTTAAGTTTCGTGTTACTAGTTTCTTGTGTTTGTCTATATTAGATACACAAGCTAAGAAATTCTCTTTTTGCCCAAGGTAGCTATTTAAAAGTGCATGACGGATTACAGTTAAATCTTTACTAGTATTTAAATCCTCTAACTCATTATAAATACCGCTAACGTATTTCTGAATAACAGATACTCCACTACCTTTTATTTTTAAATGAACTATCCGCTTATCTTCTTCGGATAGCTTTGCCTGCTTAATCTCGGTATAGACCTTGTTAATACTAGCTTTTCCTTCTGCAACTTTAGCTTTTTGTTCTTCTGTTCCCTTTTGTTGGATAGCATCGTACTGGAATGCTGTAGTATGGCTTACTCCTGCTTTCTGGGCAATAATGTCTAGAGTCTTGCTATTTTCTCTCTCACTCCGTGGGGTTAGTGCTAACCCATCGGTAGACTGGCTTAGTTCTGCACTTTCTTCTTGCTTAGAAAATTGTTTTAAAGCGGATAATTGCCTCTCTCTTGCCTTCTGTGCTTCAAACTCCTTGAGCTTATAGGCAAGTGCTAGCCTTGTTTCAGTAGGCAGATTTCTTCTGCTAAACTGGTTATTAATCATCCAGAGCTTTACATCCAGCTCAGTCTCTAGCTCTGGTTTCTCTATTACATTGAAGCTTATATTGTGCTTAATACAGATAGCGTACCTATGGTGTCCGTCTATTATAGTATTATTCCATATTATTAATGGATTGAGACAACCATCATTAAGCAAACTCTGCTCTAATCTATCTAACTCATCACTGGATAACGGAGGAATAAGCCGTGCAAATTCTTCGTTAATAATAAAATCTGTATTCATCGTACTTGCCATTCTTCTCTTACTATTTCCATTAGGCTACTCGTGCAAATTCCCCATGTAATTTTCTAGCTGCCTTGCAGTATGCTTTGTAGGCTTCTTCGGAAGTGTAGAAAGAACCTAGATAGTAATACTTTTTATTTTTTTTAATTTGAGCTATGTACTTATTTTTTTTCTTGTGTAAATAAACCCCTTTATAACCCGAGCTATTGCTTTTTGGTCTTTTAGCAGAACATTTAACTTGAGAGATAGTAGCTGCCCTTAAATTTTCTATTCGAGTATTTTGAGAATTATTGTCAATGTAAGATATCTTTTCGGGTAAATAACCATGAAACATTAGAAATATTAATCGTGATACATTATATAATTTTTGTTTAGAGGGAATGTAAAGATAATAATAACCAGCAGTATTTAGATAAAAATGAGCTTTATCACCTTTTTTACTTTTATTACCTTGATCAACCTTCCAATAAAGCTCTCCATCTCTATATTCAAATAACCTTTTAACTTTGGCTTGTGTTAATTCAGATTTAACTTTTTTGACTTCCTCTTCTACGGCTTGGAGTTTTACGGGTTTGGGCTTTTTAGTAGTTTTGGTTCGTTCTACCGGTAGGACTAGATGAGCAGGTACTTGCTCCTTATCTAAAGTGGTTTGAAGAGTTTTAATAGTCTCTTTTAGCTCATAAACACCGAACTCTAAATCAATAACTCTAGCAAGAGTAGGGTCTATTTGTGGTTTTTGTTTAACTTTCTGATATCTCTCGTAAGACATACCAAAGGCATTAGCTGCTATTTTTTCTGCTTTACTTAATTCTGCTGATTCTAAGTGTATTCCATGAACTTCTAGAGCTGTTGTTATTTTATTTTTAAAATCTTCGTAATCCTTGCGGAAATTCTTGATTTCTTTTATTCCTCTAAAAAATGTGATCATATTATTTTTCTTGATTATTTTTTTCTAAAAAGTCTCTTATTTGTTTACTCATCCGATTATAAACAGTTTGGTTAAAATATTTTTCAGCTAAATTATCTGGCATATCGTCATATAACATTCTCATGCCTTCTAAAGGCAATGCTTCAAGAGGATGATATAATTCTCTACGTCCTCTAATATTATTTTTAACCACTAAATTATCTCTTAATTTTAATAACCCCCCTCTGAGCTGACTTATTGTTAACATTATTTTTGTTGTACTTCTTTTCTCAACAACCCTTTCTTCTATAGGTAAAATAGAATCCAAAGCAAAATCTATTTCATATAACAAATCTTTTATTTCCATATTTCCTCTTTTATTTAAAACTACTTATTACCCCTTGGAATGACCTAATAAATTCAAATAATTAACATTAACTTCAATCGAACCTTTAGCTGTTCCATCTTTTGCAATGTAAGCATTCACTTTTGGATACCCTTTAACTAATATACTGCTTCCTTTTTTTACATACGATCTAACAACCTTAGCTAGTCCTTCAGAACCTACTTGGCATTTAAACCATATTGTATCTCGATTAGCGTTTGTAATTGCTATCTGAAACGTTATGAAATCCGGATATTTCTCGGGACTTGGCATAATAGGGTCTGCTGCTACATAACCTATAATTTCTATTTCAGCACTCTCTCTCATGGATTTACCTTTTTTTAAAATGGGATTTCATCGCCTACAAACTTTTCGTTTTTTTTCTCAGGCTTTGGCGCACTGTAATTAATCTTTACTTTTACCTTACTGTTCCTACTATCCATACACTCGGTATATTTAGGATGATCAGGCGTAATTATTGTTTTTATTTCATTCTTTGGATTCTGTCCCTTACCGTTGATGGTAATTTCAGCTACAAATTCAAGATTATCTAGATCAGCAAAGCTTTTTATCTCTCTCTGCTTTACGGCATCGGAAGAATTGTCTTTTGGGTGAATGCTATAAGCAGAGTTAAGTATTGCCTTAATCGTACTCCTCCCAATTTCGCCATATTTAGGTGATTTATCACTATGAAGACCGATATAACTCCAGATTTTTCTATTCTCATATTCCCCATTTAAGATTACAAATTCGCAAGCAAGATATACACTGCTCGTGGAATCGCTTTTAGTCGCATACCCATCGGGAAACTCTTTTGTAACATAACCTCCTTTTTTTATAAGCATTACTACTTTTGCTATAGTTCTATGAGGTATTAACGTGTAAAAGGTTTGGTCTTCGGCATCGTTAAAGTTATTCCATTTAGTCATTGTTTTTCTCCATATTTATTAATCGCTCAATGTTTGTATCGATTTTACTTGAAAGGTAATTGTTATAAAAATTAAAATTTCTTGCATCAATATGAGCTGTTTGGCGTAAAAGGTTTATATCCTCCATATCCTGCCTAATCTCTTCTCTTAAATTGCGAATTGACGTGTATTTTCTAGCTTCTAGTTCACTCATTTACTACTCCTATGCTTGACTTACTTGTTTTTCTATTAAGGCCAACAATTCCATATCATTAAAATTATTAACAATTACTTCTTCTCTTGCCGTTAATTTCAGTCGACTACAAATTGTCACCGACTCACTATCATAATCATTTACCGGCTTTTCTTCCCTAACCTCAATAAGCCTTCCAATTGTATTTGACTTTTGTAACTCAGCTATTCTTATGTTCGATAACCAAACTTTGTCCTCTAGTACCTTTTTAGCAGTTAAAACAATTGGTTGTTTTTCAAAATTTTTATACTCAGGATGAACGTTTTTAGTGCGTAATTCTAAAGTCAAACCTGTCTTTAAAATAGCATTCTCAAGCTCTTCTAAACTTCCAGGCTCAATTATCCTTTCAATAAGAAATGCTACCCCCTCTATGATAATTTTTTCAGGTGACTCCTCAGTAGTCGTCAATGACGGATTATTTAAGGCAGCAAACAAAGAGTGATTTTTTATTACAGATTTAAAATTAAGCCAATTAGGCTTACTTACCGAATGTTCTAACTCGACAACTTCATCACTAGGTATCGGTTCATTTTGCAGGGGAGCGATTATCTGCATTGCTATCGTTACATCCTCGCCGTAAATGGAAGCAATAGCTTTGCGGATTTTAGCTTTCTCAATATCGTTTAACCGCATTTCTTTGGTTTGAATACAGACCTTATGCGGTTCTGTTTCTACAAACTTGTAATCATCTTGTATTTCGCCTGATCTCTGTTCTCCAAAAGTACTCCACAGAGCTTTAGAGAGTAGCATTCTTCGGGTTGCTTGTTCATCGGCAACAATTTCTTCAGGGTCTATTGGAACTACAGGATCAGTAATGCAGTCATTATCCAGTAAAGCTGCAAGTTCTTCTGTTTCGTTTTCTTCCCATTCATCAACAGCAGATTGCGTTGGCTCCGCAGGAAAGCCAAAAGCAAAATCTGCGTAACTAGATTCTTTTTCTTCGTTGTAAGTTTTTATTTCTACAGAATTTGTATGAACTGATTGATCGATGTTGTTATTTTTACCGGTAAAATCAGTTTTATCGTTTTTATCGTTAAAACCCCGCGCGCGCGTATTATTAATATTATACGAATATAATCTCTCTATACTTGACGTATAGAGATTATATTCTCTTAGTATATTTGTATCCAACGCTGGTTGGGGAGGGGTGTCCAACTTTACTTGGATACCCCCTTGCTCTTCCAACCCTATATAACTACTAGCTTGCATGGGCGTTGGGGTGTCCAATTCTTTTTCTAAGGGGTGTCCAACTTTGCTTGGAGAGGGGGTATCCAACGCTGGTTGGGGAGGGGTGTCCAATTTTTGTTCAGCAACTGCGTTGTTTTCATTATTATATTTTGATGATATATATTCATGATTTGTTGACGGCGTTAACTCCTCAATAAGCATCCTATCAAGTCCTATAGGATTGAAAAAATGAGGAGTTTGTTGCCAGATGTAAATAATTAATTGGTTGTATAAAGCTTTCCTTCCTTCAAGATTTTTATAAAAATCTCTATTTAATAATCCAATATCCTCTAACCTAACTATTTTTTTTCTAATAGTTTCAGCTGTAACTCCGTACTTTTTAGACAACTCTTTATAAGAAGCATATACCCCATACTTATATAATTTAGGGATTCTTACTATTTTGTTGCTTGTATGTATCTTCTTATGGTTATACCATGACCTAAATTCGTCCCAGTATAAGTTAATAGCCAATGCGTCAGGATTACCTCTTGAATCCACAACAATTTTATATAATTGCTGTTTATTGGTAAGAGTAGGAGTATTTGTTTCTGCTGCCTTACTCATCTTTTTCCTCTTCTAAGATTAAATCTATTAGCATTTGCAAGTCGCACCAGAAAACTCCGTGGAGTACCGCTTGCTTTCCAGCCTTAAGCATTCTTCTTAACCTCTCGGCTATCGTTTTAATGTCTGCACTATTGACTCCTACCTCTAGAATTAAGTTAAGCAAAATCTTTAAATCTTCCCAAAAGATTGCCTCCATAGGCATCTCTTCAGTTTGCCTTAAAACCATCCTCATCCTTGCAGCTATTACCTTGATGTCTTGTGCGTTGTTCATATACCTTAGTTGTTTAGGTTATTCTGACTAATCCCCCGCCTTTGCCCGTAACCACGCAGAGCTTCCTTTATTACCTTAATGCGTTTATTTTCAGCTTTGACGTCTAGCCATTCTTGGATTTTTTGCAGGAAGGAGGAGAAAAGAGTGGTCATGGTTTTCTAATATAAGAGTTAAAATCTTCAATAAGATTTCTTATTTTATCTTCTAATATTCTTTGGTATTTAAGCGGATCGTGAACTATTTGTAGAAATAATGAATTACCTTTTTTTCTATCAGATCCTTGATATGTATCTGGAATTTTTATGATATGATTGGAATGTTCTAATTGTTTTATATATCTATCTAAAGTTTTTTCATGGATTCCTAATCTATTTGCCCAAGTTTTTCTATGAACATAAATTTTTCCTTCAGCATCTGCAGATTTTTTTAGTTCTTCTAATAGATATTCAACAAATCCTTCTAAACATTTAGTTCTTGATTTCTCAACATTATAAGAAAAAGTAGGAAGGCCATCATCCTCTACTTTTTCGGTTATTTCTATCAACATTAATTATTCACTGTTTACATTATGGCAAACAATCTACATTATTTTTTATTGGAATAAGAGACGACACTTTTATGTCCACACTTTTTTTTTTTTGTTTATTATAGAAACCGAAACAAAATTGCATGAAATTAAAATTAAGTAGGTAATTATGTCAAAAATAAGTACATTCACAGAACTAAGAACAGAAGGAAAGTTACCAGTAGCATTATTATCTACAGGAACATTTATGGAATACTTTGATTTAATGCTCTACGTTCATATGGGAGTGTTACTTAACGAGTTGTTTTATGATACCAGCGATTCTCGTAATTTAGCTATTTTAAGTGCCATAGGAATAACTATTACGTTTGGTTTTCGCCCGTTAGGTGCATATGCTTTTGGTAAATTAGGAGATCATTACGGACGTAAAATAGTGTTATGGATTACAACTATTATGATGTCTTTAGCTTGTTTAACTATGTTCTTTTTACCAACGTACGCTCAAATTGGTTTTACAGCTACTATCATAATGACTATATGTAGAATAGCACAAAGCCTCTCATCAGTGGGAGAAATAATAAGTTGTGATCTTTATTTTATGGAAAGTACTAATCCTCCTATTCAATACCCGCTATCAGGAGCAACGGATGTATTTGGAGCATTAGGTGGCACTGCTGCTTTAGGTGTAGCTACTTTAGTTACAATGAATGATTTTAATTGGCGGTGGGCTTTTTTGTTTGGATTTGGTATTGCATTTATTGGATTCTACATAAGAAGAACTTTGTTAGAAACTAAGGATTTTTCTAACATGGTAGCTCAAATTAATTTAATACAAGAGAAATTTAAACTTTCTTATAAAGAAGCAAAGAAAATAGTAGAAAAAGAACTAGAAAGGAATGTCCCAACTAAAAAAGTGTTCTATTCTTTATTGACAATTCAATGTGTTTATCCGTTATATTATTATTTTGCTTATATTTATTGTGGAGATTTATTTAAAAGTCTTTTTAATTACTCATCGGCAGAGGTTATTCATAATAACTTTTTTCTTTCTTTAGCATGCTTATTTAGAGGAATAGCTGTATATTGGATTAGTTATTATGTAAATCCATTAAAGATATTAAAAGTTCAACTTTTAATATCTTTAATGCTAGTTCTTTCTCTACCTTACCTTTTAAATAACATAAGCGAACCTTATCATTTAATTACAATCCAATATTTATTTATCATTTTTGCTATCCATGGAATGCCAGCTTTTGCTATTTTTTATAAATATATTCCTATCTTGACACGTTTTACAAAAACGGGTCTTTCCTACTCAATTGGAAGAGCAGTAATGTTTGGAGGAACTTCTTTTGG